CATACGTTACATTTGGTAAAAATACTAAATTGTAAACATGTTTAAAACTTCATTAAAGATTATTAATAAACTATAACGTATGCCCTGTAAGCACTTACGGCGTACCGACATTAATCACGATCATTTCTGATCGATCGTCGAGGTATCGCCCTTCCTACTCATCTTTAGGCGCTTATCTGTTTTTCCTTCAGATGGTTTCTTACCGTCCCGTTCCGAACTCAGTGGTACTGTTAAGTTCGTCGGTAAGATAGGGAATCCCAGTTGTAAATCGTCGCGTGCGGCGAGATAAACTGTGTTTTGATTGTCTGATGGTGGGACTGTCGCTGTGGCTGCCGAGATCGACAAGCCATGCGTCGGTGGATAGGGGGCACTATAATCCCTGAGATACTCGTACGGCCACGGCATAACTTGAGGAATCGTCAAACGACTCACTCCGTCATCACCTGTGTGGTACTGTGTCCCATACGGCACTGTTCCGCCGTCATCATCAGTTACAACCCACTGGTATTTAGCACTAGCACTTGAATAATGTCTCCAGCGATAGCCTCCTGATCGGGCCCAGAACATACTTCTAATTTGTCCAAAGAAGGATGATCTAAACCTAAGGTTCTCAAAGTTGGCAGCATTGTAAGCAAACAAAGGGTTCGCATCCAAAGCTCCCCACCGAAATCCATTCAGTAAAGCTTGATCACTGGTTAAACCATTCAGGTTAGTCACCGGTGTGTACCTCTTGGCGAGTTCTGTAAGGGAGCCAATCACCTCTCCCGTACACCACCCGTCATCATGACCGCCATAACAATTTTCTACTATAGCGGGAAATAAAGCCTTGTCCTTAAAACATCCTCCAACCGCGGTTTGAACGCGGTCCTCATCGAACGTAGAAGAAGCAGGGCCCCACTCCCCGTACTGTATAATTCTCGGCCATGCAAACTGAATATCTTCCCCTCCAGCGACCCACGTTAGCAAACCTATTTGCGGGTCGGTGACGGTATCAGAAGTTGCGATATCACTATCGCACGTAATAGAAATCTTAGGCGATGCGCCCTCTCTCCACCAATCCATATCCATCCATGGTAAGGTAATACCTGTTACAGTATCACCCTTCACGTTTATCACACGTGAAACACCACAGTCGTACGGATCAGCAAAGCCATCTGTGTACATAGAATCATTTATAAATTGTACCACAAATCGCGCACTCACGAAAGACGAAGCCACAAACACGAGCAACACCTTGATAGATCCTCTCCAATATTTGCTGGAAATCCAACAATAATCTAAAGGTATCTTCTTAGTCGTTCCCGTACTGTGCTTCTGTATTAACGAATAGCTAATAGTATCTCCCTTAGCAGCAAAGTAATTGACTGTTGCCCTCTGTCCAGGTATCTGTGCATACTGGGACATGGTAAAATCCTTACTCATTGGTATTCTACCTGCTCCGGGGTCTACATAACGGCCTCTACAAACGCTGACTGATACATTAGTATCTGGTCTGTCAGTGTTGAAAAGGTCAATACTAGCTTCCGCGTTGAAACTATCTTGAGAATCCAAGACGTCAGGTTTGTCCAGAAAGTAGCCCAATAAAGAGCCAACTTCTCCAGCCATATCCTTAACGCCTTCAAAAGCATCTCCCAAAGTGATCTGTGAGAATGCTTTCACCGCCGTATCTACGGTAGAGACATTCCGGTGTCCCGGAGTGTCATCTGGGTGAGTGCCCTTACTCTTTTTGGGCTTCTTCACCACCGGAAATTCCGCTGATTGAACAACGAACTTATCTTTCTCCTTTTCTTTCTTTTTACGTTTCTTCTTGATCTCGGGTGTTATGTCCATCCAAGGGTAGCACAACTTAATGTTCTTAAAGCGTGCCCAAGATTTTATTGTGATATGGTCGTCCATATCCTGTTTCGCCATCTTCAATGGCGCAAGCACGTCGATTGCCAAAGTAGTTGGCCAAGTATCGATATACCCAGAAGAAAGTGCCCTACAAGGTTTCCACATCATAGGCCACGAATACTTCCAAGTCTTCGTCACTGAGTCTCCCACTTGGGCTGAAATCAACGTTGGATCTAGAACGGCTCTCCGGTCAACTCCATTTATTCCCGGCATTGTACCCGGGTAAAGTGTTACCTGTAATATACCATAATAAAATTGATTCGTATTCAGTTTAATTTCCACTTCAATATCTGCTCGATAGAGTGAAAACTGCTCAAATATGCGAGCATTTCTGTGGTACTCTCTAAGAGCTTTATCCACATCCATGATCACAATATTTGCGTTGGCGGCAGAGGCCGCATTCCACGTTATATCATCAAGTTGAACAGCTCGCTCGAGAAGACGTGTCTCCTCAAACTCACCTACTCCATGTCCGTGCGATGCGTATCCCTCTGTAACCTGCTCGCCAACATACCCAACCTCACCAAACGTGAGTGTTGGGGTTGTGAACTCCACCGTTGTCGATGGCATTGTAAGCGATTGTTCACTATTCGCCTGGACGCTCACATCCGCGCCCATTGTTGTTGTTGCACTATTACTAGTTGTAGTCCTAATAATTTAACCACCCCCAAAGAACTACTGGGGAAGGCGATCCCGCTTAACGTACGCGGGAGGTCACGGTTTTTCGATGCTGGAAAATTTCTAACCAGGTTACCACAAGGGCTATCGGCTTTATCTTGCCGGGTGTAGTTTAACGTCTTCACCGAGACGGTCAGAGAAGGATTATCTATAGTCCTTTGCACGTAGCTCAACCATCTGTCGCCAGTTGGGAACCACATACAATTCACCTTGTAATACTTCCTCCTCCCGGATATACTCTAAACCTTTACAGTATAAGTCTTCCCCATAATGCCACAATTCTAAAAGAACTGCGTTCATAATGGAGGTACGTATCTCTAAAGTCTGGACCTTGGCATCGGTCCACTTAACCATATTGATTATAGAATCCATGGCCAAAGGGGCCATGACACCTGCGTGTCCTCTCTTAAAAGTCCTTTTAAGATAGGTCACGTTATCCCAAGTTACCTCAAGGGAATCATCTTTAAATGGTGAGGTGTAAACCATCCTCCAGTTATCGTAAAAGAACTTCTGGAGGTATGCCATATCATACTTCTCAAATTTAGCCGGGACAGTTAGAATCGAATCATCTCCTGTAAAGGAGCATCTAACTTCATCCCAGTCCTCTTCAGAGAAGAGGGCTACGAATGCCCTTTTGTGAATATTCCAATTCGCAAAGCTGTTGAAGAAAAAGGTAATGTATGAACCACTACTTGTTCCCCACCATCTCATAAAAACGAAACACCCGCAAATATGAACTCCCATGAAATTAGCCCAGATAATAATTGTCGTTATTTCTGGACAAACGTTGAGCATACATAACTCTATAAAATCCAACGTAACGTCAAGTTTGACGCTAATATCAAATTTACTAAAGTCACCTGCTCTTAGAACACGTTTATCACGGGGATCGCCACGTAACCATGAATAGAGGTCACCCCACTGGCGAGAATGGGGATTTAAACCTCCCGCACAAGGACTCGAAGTCGGGTCCAAGCACGCTTCAGCAATAAAACTTCCAAGATACATCTTTTGAATGATCAAAGAAGTTAAATCACCGGCTGAGAAAAGTCTAGGGTGTTCGATTTTCTCCCTAGACTTTAATTCGTCTTTTAGAGTCTCCTCATAAAGAACAGGAACACATATCTTATTCTTAAATTTCTCAATTTTAATTTCAATGTCCCTAAGAAGAAGCGGATGAACTCGTGGAAATAAAATTCCATCACTACCTATTTCATAAAATAGGCTGTGACGGTTTTTCACCTCTTTCATTCTCAGCCTCTTCCACCAATATCCGATCGATGTAGTGGGGTCCAAGCTCTTGATCCAGCCCGGAATCCCATATATCGCTTCCTCAGGAGTTAAAACGCGCAAATGAGCGCGATTAAATCCCTTGGGTAAAAAACCTGCCACACGTTGTGCACGTGGTGGGTCAGAAACGCAAGATTGCATTCCAAACCTTGACAGCGCATTTTCTAATGGTCTAATCTCCCTTCTCTCTGGAGGTAGCGGCCCATAAACAACCGTTTTCCCCAGAATTCCTGGAAGATGATCCGTATCTTTCACTCCTAATTTATCTCTCAATATCTCATAATGTAACTCTGATCTCTTAATTTTTGTCTTGTTAGGGACAAATGACCCATATTTCTGGGTCACATATCCAAGCGTCTCCACTCCTGCAAGCAAAGGTGCTGGGCTTATTGGGCCCAAATTTGGCATTTCTACCACAAATCCTTGCACCTTAACTTGATCCTCTATATCTCCTCTAAAAATCGTCGAAGCCAACGCGTAATTCCGCGTTGGATTACCAGCTTGATGTATTGCTACTATCTTCCCCTGGCTAACGAATATACTTCCACACATTCCATCTCTATTAGGAACTGATCCAAATCTAACGTCCGTTTGCACGTCAGGATAAGGATCGTCTAAAGGGAACCTCAAACTTGAATAAGGCGTATCTCTACGTTCAAACTCGGGTGGGCTCGTTACGATATACGTAACATCACTATTCTTCTCGTTTGGCACTATACAGGCAAAATCCGCATTTACATCCGGAAACTCCTCTGCAAAGTGATCAACGATATAAGTCCGGGGCATCATCCCCGGAAATCTTACTAATCCATTGTCTCCTCCTTTCCTAGTTATCTCTAACTCATCCAATCTCCAACTCCTCTCTGCATGTCTACTCACTCCTACTCTAGGTGTGTATCCTTTCGGACACTGTGACCCTAGAATGACATGCAATGGCAGTAGCGCATATTCTCCTCCAATCCACAGCATCACGCTGTGTGTTATTCTCGTTACCTCTTTCGTCTCATCATTTTCAAATTGCAGCTCAACTATGTCAAAATTCTTCGTTATTTTATTATATGCCGTATGAACGCTCTGCACATTAGTCCCTGGTAGGACCAATGTGTTTTGCGGACTACGCACTAACTGCTTTGAACGAATAGGAACCTTCCCAGGTTCATATTGTCCTCCTCCTTGCACTTGTACTATCTCCACACATTCCTCACTCTTGGCAGGCAGAAATGATGCCAGTATCTTTCTCTGTATAAATACTGCCATAAATCCTGCTACCAATCCCAACATTATCGAAGCCGTTAAAGGCCACTTTGTTCTCTCCATCGGTATTGATCCCTTAAATTTGTCATAATATTTCCTCCAAAATTTTCTATCAAAACAATTAAAAGGATCTAAGAACGGGGCAAGTTCTTCATCAAAACACATTTCGTATAATAATGAATAATTGTCCTGGTTCTTAATGTTCGTCGCATCCCAAATCCATTGTGCTCCAGCTGGTAACTGGGGCATCGTCTGTGGAATAATAAAAGGTCTAAAGAAAGGCAAATACTTATAAGGTATATGCTCTTTCCAAAGAATTAAATTCTTCCACTTCTGTTTCCTCGATTGTGCCTGTTCTAATATTCTCCTACAGACACTCCTTGCGTTATCTTCTCCCATAAGTTTTTCCAATGTTCCTCTAAACTTCATAAATTTCTTTGAATGTTCACGAAGC